CTATAGCATCAAGAAGTGAGCACGGCAAGGTTGTTCCATGGAACCCACGCCACAGATCAGAGTTCTGGCAGTTTGTTTATGATAAGAAGAACTTAACAGAAGAAGAAATAAAAACACTAGGACTATAAATGGCAACCGTTAAAGTAATAGATTTAATTGATAGAGCTGAGGAGATCTTACAGGATACTACTAACGTAAGATGGTCCCAACAAACTCTATTGAACTATCTAAATGATGCTCAAAGAGAGGTCGTTTTATTTAGACCAGACGCGAATCCAGTTAATGAAACATTTACTCTAACAGCAAACAGTGCAAAACAAACACTACCAAGTTCTGCATTAAGATTAATATCAATTTACAAGAATACAAATCCAACAACAAAACCAATTACTAATATTGAAAGAAGAGTGTTGGACGATCAAATAGAAGACTGGCATGGAACCACAGGAACTAATGTTGAGCATTATGCTTATGATCCATTAGATCCAAAAGTGTTTTATGTATATCCTGGATCAACAGCATCAGACGCAACAATAGATATTGTTTACAGCTCATCGCCGACAGATATAACGATAGCAGATTTTACAACAACAACAACAACGATATCCTTGGACGATGTTTATGCTAACTCTATATTAGACTTTATGTTATATAGAGCATATCAAAAAGATACTGAGTATGCTGGAGACATGCAAAGAGCAGGTGTCTATATGCAGTCATTCCAACAGTCTTTAGGAATTAAAAACCAAGTTGATGCAGGGTCTACTCCTAAGCCATCAACACCAGCACAATAGTGATTTATGGCAGTAGCAAAAAAGATAGAGTCTTTAGTACCTAAAGTAAAAAGAGAAGCCCCAAACTGCCCATCATTTATTATTGTAGATGAAATAAGAAACACACTTATTGATTTTTGCATCAACACAGATATATACCTATCAGACCTTACTTTATTTCAAACAGTTACAGGTATCAATCAATACGAGGCTGCTGACTTAGACATACCAGTTGGAGCAGAGCTTAATCACATAATAGATATCTTTTCAGAGTTCGGTGAATCAAATGTGCAGATATCAGAAAAAAGCTTTACCAGATTAGAGCCAAAAGCACTCATAGGATCTCCTTCAATATTTGATCTTTATGGAAAGGGTAGACCAAAATATTATAGCCAAAAGGATCAAGAGACTATATTATTTGCCCCAACCCCAGATAAGAACTATTCACTGTATACTCTTTATAGTTTAAAGCCAACGGCAACATCAACAACAATACCTAATATTATTGTAAATGAATATCAAGAAATGATTGTTCACGGTGCTCTCTATAGATTACAGATGATGAAAGATAGTCCTTGGAGTGATGTTCAGGCGGCGGATCTTAATAAGAGGTTATACGACAAAGGCGAAGCACAGGCAGTTAGAAAGTCTAAGTATGGATTGGTAGGTGCTCCGTTGACTATAAGATATCAGGAGTTTATATAGATGGCATATTCAGCAACAATTAAAGTAGTAGTGGGCGACACTCATCCAGAGCTAAATTTTACTCTCCGTGATTCAAATACCGCAGCATCAGGAAAGACATTAGACGCTGAAGATGCAAATACATTCGCACCGATAGATTTAACTGGATCTACCACCAGGGTAAGAATAAGAAAAATTGGAACCACAGCTATACTATCTACAATAACATGCACCCTTACCGCACCAACGGAAGGAAAATGTACTATGGTATTTAATTCAGATACATTTGAAACAGCTGGCTTCTACGAGGGAGAAATAGAGATCACAAAAGCAGATAGTAATATACAAACTATAAATGATTTACTAAAGTTTAATGTGAGAGATGATTTTGACTAATGGCTATAAGATTAGCTGTAGATTATATAGACCTACGCGTTTCAGTAAAGACTCAAGAGATAGTCAATACTGTATCATTCTCTAGCAACTCAGCACCAAGTTTAACAACAAAAACCTTAAACTATAATCTAGGGGTAGATCGTCAGATTATTGCCCCCATATCTGGGATCCTTTTAGACTTTATAAGCCTAGACCTAGGTCTTGATTATCAGAATATTAATGTTGAAGTTCTAGTCGACTCCGACACTAAGAACCTATACTTCAGACCAGGAAATCCAAACGCAATTGTTATATCTGTTAGCGAAGAGGCACAGATACTCATAGACAAACTATTTGCAGATAACTTCTCTATGGGAGATGAGGATGCAATTATAGACATTGGCTTGGCAAAGTCAGAGGCTTTATCTTTAGCAGAGGCTAGTTTAATAAGTTACAACAAGACCGCAGCCACGGAAACGATAAGCTTTACTGACGATCAATTTATTGGAACATCTTCTGTTAAAAGTGATGAGTTGTCTTTATCTGAATCAAGCTCCTACTTTTTTGACAAAGCCAATACAGAAACACTGGCTATGCTGGAGGATGACTTTAAATTATTTAGTAAGGTTTCCTCTGATTCATTCTCTGTAACTGAAAGCTTTGCAAGAATCGTTGCCTTCTCAAGGAACTTTGCGGATGTGGTTAGTTTGGATGACTTGGCTTCTGTGGAAGACCCATTACAGACGGACACAACATTAAATAAAGACAATGTTGCTTTCATATCAGAGCAACACCTATTTGATTATTCGACCTCTAAGTCAGATGAAATAACGATGGTTGAGGCGAAGGCTATAATATTAGAAAACCCAAAGTCGGATACTGTTTCATTATCTGAATCAAATGTGATATCTTTAAGCCAGATTAAGGCGGATTCTTTTGCTATTTCAGAATCAATAAATATACTTATTATTCTGGGCGGAACTAGTGTACTGAACACTGCTGCTTTAAACACTAGTGCACTAAATTAGGAGTAATAAATGATAATTGATGATTTAAAATTAAAGGGTAGATTGGCTATTGCTATCAATGGCGAAACTGTCAGTGAAGTTGACAACATCGTTGTAACCACTGGGAAAGGTTATGTAGCCAGCAGAATGAAAGATGCCACTGCTACAGCCATGTCTCACATGGGAATAGGAACTGGATCTACCGCAGCAGTAGCAGGTGATACAGCTTTAGGAAGTCAGTCTGTAAGATCAGCACTTACCTCAACAACTGTGAATACAAACGAAGTAACTTATGTTGCTACATTCTCAGCAGGTTCAGGTACAGGGGCTATAACAGAGGCTGGTATTTTTAATGCTTCGTCTTCTGGAACTATGCTTTGCAGAACAGTATTCTCAGTAGTTAACAAGGGTGCATCTGACTCAATGACAATTACCTGGACTGTAACAGTTTCATAATAAAATTTAAGGAGTAATTTGTGGCAATTGTTTTTAAGAACAATGCAAAGACTACCCTAGCAGGTAATGTAACCACTTCTGCAACCTCAATAACAGTTTCAGATGGAAGTGTGTTCCCAGCTATAAGCGGTGGGGATACATTCTTTTGCACATTCGATGACGGTACTAATAATGAAATAGTAAGTGTTACTGCTATAAGCGGTAATGTTTTAACCGTTGTAAGAGCCCAAGACAACACCACAGCCAAAGCCTTTACTTCTGGGGACGCAGCAGAGCTAAGACTTACCGCAGGTATTTTAGACATATTTTCCCAGGTCGACTCAGGTGAAGTGACCGCAGACGAGTTTATTGGAGATCTTCGTGGTGCAGTCATATTTAAAGCTAGTGCAGGTGAGGCTGTTTCTAAAGGTGACGCGGTTTATGTGTCAGGTATCTCTGGCAATACCCCAGTAGTTTCTTTGGCAGATGCAGATGATGCAAATAAAATGCCCGCTTTTGGCTTGGTATTAACAGCAGCATCAACCAATGGATCTACAGAAGTTGTAACCTTTGGTACTATTTCAGGTATTGATACTTCTGCATTCAGTGTCGGTGATACTTTATATATCTCTACAACCACAGGAGAACTAACTAATTCTAAGCCTACAGGCGAAGGATCTTTAATACAGAACATAGGTAAAGTTCAAAGATCTCATGCATCAGCAGGATCCATCAAGGTGGGCGGTGCGGGGAGAACAAATGACACCCCAAACCTTAATGACGGCAACATATTCATAGGTAACGCATCTAACCAAGCAACAACATCAACCCTAGACACAAGCATAGTCCCTGAAAACACAAACCTTTACTATACTGATGCTAGAGCACAAGCAGTTTCTATTAACAATGTTGTAGAAGATACAACCCCTCAACTAGGTGGTGATTTAGATTTAAACTCTAATGACATTACAGGTACAGGTGATATAAATATAACAGGTACAGTTACAAGTGATGGATTGACTGTAGAAGCATCAACCCCAATGCTTACATTAAGTGATACTGATGGTACAAATCAATTAGGTAGAATTTACCAAAGTGGCTCAAATCTTATTATAAATTCTCGTGATAATACCTCAAATGGAGGTATATCTATAGTCGCTTCAAATGGAAGCACAACTACAAATAGATTAACTATTAGTTCCCTTGGAACTTTTAATTTACATGGTAATAGCCTTAGTAATGTAGATACATTAAGTGTAGACGGAAGTCAAAGATGGTATCAAAGCGATACAGATAGATCGCATCAAAGGGTAGATGCTAGAGAAGAAGGCGGTACAAATCAGTTTGCAAGATTGCATTGGTATGGAGTTAAGCACGACCAGTCAACGTCTAACTTTAGACACGCTTGGTATGATGGCAACTCTTATGTAAATGTTACTGCTGAAAATAATGGAATTACTTT